AACGTGCAGGCTGTGGCCGACTTCGCCAAGACGATGGAAAAAGCGGGCGCAGCCGCTATGACCCAGATGTACGACGGCAGCCAGAGCGCCGAGCAGTACGTGGCGGGCATGATGCGGGCATACAACGCCGGTAAGAACGGCACCAGCCGCGCCGAGATCATCAACGACCTGCAAGGCATCACCGGCCCCCAGGCCCAGGCGGCCTATATCGCCGGGCAGGCTGACGCTGCCGGTGTGACGACGGTTGCGAAAACGAATAAAGCCGATTATACTATCGGTAAGACCACCAACGAGGAGGGCTTGAACAATGGCACAGAAGAAGTTTATCTACGCGAAAGCGGCCAATGGGATCACGGTGCGAATTCCGGCAGAGGACTACGACAACTGGAAGAAAGCGCAGGACGAGATCCGGGCTGGCAAGCGCAAACTGAACCCGCAGACAGTGAAGCGGCTAACCTCTCTTATGGCAGGAAAGTAAGCTCTGCTGGACTGGGCATTGACGGCGGCGTTGATAACGACGCAGTTTACCTGGTGACCAGCGGCAACACAGCTGCCACCCGCGCTGCGCAGGCAGAGGCCGACAAGCGAGGATTGAAACTCGTACTGTTTGGCGGTGGCGACATTCACTCTGCGCTGGCTCCCGACGGCGCGAATGGCTATGTGGATGAAACAACCATGTACGTTCGCGCGGACGACCCGGATTTTACCGCAGACCAGATCGCGCGGCACGAGGGCGGCCATGACATGATCCGCAAGGGCGAGGTTGATATTGCGGAGGTTCGCAGCCGTATTGAAAAGATTGTCGGCGGGAAAGGCATGGTAGAAACAGCTGCGGAGTTGTATGCCTGGGCCTATGAGGGTTCCTCTCTCACCCCGGAGCAGGTGTGGGAGGAGTGTATCTGCGACAGCCTGGGTGACATGAACATCTTTGCCGGAGCGCTGGACGGGCTGGGCGATTTCGTGCCCAATCTACAGGAAACCATCAAGAAAACTGTGACGGACAGCGCCCGCACACCGCGCGGCCCGCCCGTCGATGGCGAGAGCAAGGCGAGCAGAAGAAAAAGGAGTGACCCGAATGGACAAGAAACAGAAAAGTCTGGAAAACTGGCGCGAGATCGGCAGATGGCTGCAAGAAGAGCAGAAAAAACAGGGGCTGCCGGTATCGACGGACGAGGAAGTGGAAGCGGCGGCACAGGAAGCCGTGCGGATCAAGTACGATACCAAGAACTGACCAAATACGAACAGGAGCGTGTTTCCGAGCTGCTGGTAACGCCGGTGGACAACTGCCCGGAGTGGGCCGCTGTCATTCGACGTATTCCCATCAATACCGCAGCTGAAAGCCTTTTCAATGCCGTTGTGGACGGTGCGCCCGTTGTGAAAATCCTCGCAGCAGAGGTTCCTGGGTTTGCGGAGGCTACGGTAAGGGTGCGCGAGTTCATCAACCGACAGGCCCCCAAGGGCCGAAACGCCAGCGCATCCCGCAACACCTCTCCCTCTGGGGAGTATGATACTGACGGTGGGCAGCTTACCGTGGCCCAGGCAGAATTCTTCAAAAACAGCAAAATCCGTGATGGGAACGGCAGACTGTTGGCGCTGTACCACGGCAGCCGGAGCGAGGCGTTTTCTGTTTTCGACCTCTACGAGGGCGTTTGGCTGACACCCGACCGGCGCTATGCCGAAATCTATGCCGAAATCTATGCCGAAAACTGGCACAGCTGGCGTGACGATATGAGCATTGGCCTGGAGGAACGTGTACTGAATGGGCTGGAGCCGGAGATCTACGCAGATCCTGATCTGCGCCTCTACAAAATGTACGCCAACGGCGAGAAGCTGGTAAACCTGGGCGAGCTGGACGGCCCGCTTACGGAGGAGAAAGTGCGCGAGCTTGCCAGGAAGCTGGGCGTTAAAACTGCGGAACTTCGCAAACTGGCAGAGCCGTACATGGACGAGTACACCTACTCCCTCACCCGCTCCCATGAGTTTATGGAGCTGGCAAAAGCGCAGGGTTTTGACAGTTTTGCTGCCACCGAAAGCGGGCACGAAACCTACTGCATCTTTGCAAGTCCCGACCAAGTGGCGCTCACTACCAACAAAGCCCCCAGCAGCAACCCGGACGTGCGCTATTCCCGCCGGTTGAACCTGGATAGCATCAAGGGAAAGGCCGACGAAGTGGCGGCGGCGCTGGAAAACTACCATGCGGAGCTGAACCGGGAATACCGGGCGCTGGAGGAGCAGGATCGCCAGTTCAAGGAAACTGCTGAATATCAGAAGTTCCTGGACACGATCTCCAAAAGCAGCATCAAGTCCGAAAATCTGGACAAGGTAGTTGCTGATTATTCCGCATGGGAAAAAACCTCCGGCTACGGCCAGGTCGTTAAGGACATGGAAGCACTGCGTGGCGAAATGAAAACTGTCCTCGGTCGGCTGCAGCGCGTCAAGGAGCGGGCGGCCAAGGAGGCGCAGAAGGCCTACCGTGCGCTCTACAACGAGGAATTTTCCAAGAAGTACGCCAGCAAGGCTGCCCGGAAGTTCGGCACCACCAGCCGTTTTGACCTGGCAGGATACCTGACGGTAAACGGCTCCCTGCTGGACTTCTCCGAGCGACAGGGTTACCGCGTGCAGGATCACCGGGAGATTGCCGAAGTTCTGGACTTCCTACCGGAAGAACACGGCTACTCCGACGGCTTGATCGAATTTATGAACATGGGCAATATCCGTATGCAGAGCTACGGCATTGACATTTCCCAGCCGCCCAACGCGAAGCAGACCTCTGTGCTGCGCCGTTTCTTCGCCCATCTGGACGGAGAGGTTACGGTGGATTTCAGCAGGGAGAATGGCGACAGCGCGGGCAGCATCGACTATGCCGAGGGTACCCGACCCGACAAGATCCTGCGGGACATTGATTATTTCTTCAAAAATGGAGAAGTGCCGGAACAGAGCGACGTTGCGCGCTTCCACGGCATGTATAGCCGCCGCCTCTCGCTGGATGCGGAGGGCGTGCAGGAACGCTTTGCGCCGGAGTTCTACTCCAAAATGGAACAGGCCGTCGAGGCGATCAAGGGTAATAAAATCGGCGCTGCGTCCGTTGTTCCCTACCTGACCGGCAGGGGCATCAAAGCCGAGGAGATTAAGTGGAGTGGCCTTTCTTCCTACCTGGCTGGTAAGAAATCCGTTGACCGCGACGAGCTGCTAGCCTACCTGCGGGACAACCGCCTGGAGATCCAGGAGGAGGTTTTGGAGGACGAAGATCCAAGAGCTGTTCCCTACACCGAGGAAGAAGCTGACGAGCTGCGGGGCTTGCAGGCTGTCATTGACGGGCAGACCGCACGGGCCAACGAACTGTGGAGAGAGGCATACGGAGAAGATCTCCCTGCGGCGCTGCTGGACGAGGAGAACCTGGCAAACGCTATCACCCGCGAGATCATCGACCGCAATGGAGGCCAGATCGGCTTTGTTGGCATCGACGGCCTGAAAAATGCAGAGCGCGAGCTTTACATCAGGACGACCGACCAGCTCCGCCGGGCAACCATGCAGATGGAACGACTGGAGGGCCGCGTTCGCGCTCGGAAGCGGAACACCAGCAACACCAAGTGGAACCAGTACAAGCTGGACGGCGGCGAGCGGTACCGCGAGTACAAGTACAAGCTGCCTGGCAGTGACTACACCAACCAGGCCATGCAGGCCCACTGGGAGGACAAGGGCGTTCTTGCCCACGCCCGCGTGCAGGACTTCGAGCATGACGGAAAGCCCGTTCTGTTCGTTGAGGAAATTCAGAGCGACTGGCATAATGCTGGAGCAAAAACCGGGTATGGCAGGCTGATTTCTGAATATAGAAACCAGGAGGTTATCAAGGATGGCGGCAGATACTATCTGGTTCCGATTGGAGCGGAGCCGGATATAAAGGTGCGGGAAAAGGATTTGCGCGAGCGATGGGGAGACTCCCGCGTGGACTCTCTGCGAAAGCAGCTTATTGCAAACCGTCAAGTTGGACTTACACCGGCTGCTCCCTACGCCAAGACCTACCACGAGTACGTGCTGAAATCCCTGCTGCGGAAAGCGGCAGAGGGCGGCTATGCGTATCTGGCTTGGTCGCCCGGTTGGCTTCAGGAGGAACGCTGGAGCAGCGACTATGCGGAGGGCTACCGCATCGAATACGACCAGGACATTCCCAAATTCCTGAACAAGTACGGCAAGCAATGGGGCGCGCGGACGGAGGATATTTCTCTGGATGGCCTGCGGAATACCACGGTTCACGCAATCCCCATCACGGACGAAATGCGCGGCAGCGTGCTTTACGAGGGGCAGCCGAAGTTTAGCCGCAAGATTGTTTCCTTTAATGATCTGCGGGAAGAAAATCGACTGCTGAAAGACCGGCTGGACGAGCTGAAAGGCATCGAGAAGCGGGCAGCCAGCAAGGCAAAGCAGGCGGAATACTGGAAAGGCCAGACCAAGCGCACCACCCAGCCCACACTCCGCCAGGAGGACGTGGACAAGCTGGCCAAGCGCCTGATCCGTGACTACGACGGTACCGTTGCTGCGGAAGATATTGCCGGTGAGCTGAAAACCTTGGGTGAGTTCATCATTCGGGGCGGCGACGGAAAGAACGAGCTGACCTGGACGGAGGTTAAGGACAGAGCTGTGTCTATTGCCCGCGATATTGCGGAGAGTGCAGAGGCGCTGGTGGACGACGGCGAGGCAGAAACCTACCGGGAGATCCGCTCCCGCCTACGTAAGCAGCGTATTGCGTTTAATGACCAGGGCGACATTGCCGACTACGGCGACTTCCGTAAGCGGAATATGGGAAAGTTTATCCTGGCAAAGGACGGACTACCCATCGACGTTCTGTGGGCCGAGCTGAACGATACCTACGGCGAGGGTTACTTCCCCAGCGACATTATCCACCCGGCAGACCAGCTGGTTCATCTTGCGGAGCTGCTGGACGACCTGCGGCCTGTATATGAAAACCCGCACAGCCGGTACATGGCGGAGGCAGTGGAGTATCTGGCCAACGACATTGTGGATAGCCTGATCGACGAGAGTGTGCGCCAGACCGCACCCACCTTTGCAGACCGGCAGGCGGCCAAGTTGTCCGAGCAGAAAGCAAAGGACGCACAGCGGCTTTCTGCCCTGCGGGAGCAGAAGAACGCCAAGATCAAGGAAATCCGCCAGCGCGGCGTGGAAAAGACCAAGGAGGCTGTGCAGCGCGTCCGGGACGACCGCGACCGCAAACTGCGCACCCTGAAGCGCCACTACCAGCAGAAAGAGGCACGCGGCAGAGATAATCGTAGGGCCACTGCTCTGCGTCACAAGATCCAGAAGCACACCAAGGAATTGAGCCGGGAGCTGCTGCGCCCCACCGACAAGCATCATATCCCGGAGGCGCTGCGCACCCCGGTTGCAAGGCTCCTGGAGGCTATCAATCTGGAAAGCAACTACGAGCTGGAGTACGGCAAGGATGCAAAGTACCACCGCGTAAAGCCCAGCGAGAGCCTATACGCAGAGGCGACAAAGCGCACCCAGGCGTTCGCTGCCCTGAAAGAGGCCTATGCCAAGATCGGTGGCGATCTGGTGGTAGACCCGGCTCTGCTGGGCATCGACGGAGAGGATGGCTGGCTTGACGAGGTTATCGCTATGGCTGGTAAGCCGATTGCTGACATGAACAGCAAGGAGCTTGAAACGGTGTGGCAGACGATTAAAGCTGTTGAGAACAGTATTCGCACGGCCAACAAGGCCTTTGCTGCCGGCAAGTTCCAGAGCATCAGCGAGGCTGCGGGCGCTCTGCTGGTGGAAAACAAAGGCAAAACTGGGCCGAGCGAGAACCCCAGGATCAGCAAGGCACAGAACCTGTTGCGGCTGGATATGCTCACCCCGGAAGCCTACTTCCACCGCCTGGGCAAGGTGGGCGACACTCTGTTCCGCTCCATGCGCAACGCCCAGGATCAGCATATCCGCATCATGAAACAGGTTGCCGACTTCACCCACGACTTACTGAAAGGCGTGGACGTTCGGAAACTGGAGCGCACGCTGCACACCGTGGAGCTGGGCGAGGAGAGCGTTACCCTGTCTACGGCACAGCTTATGGAGCTGCACGCTCTGATCCAGCGCGGCGAGCAGGCAATCAACCACATTCTTGTGGGCGGTATCCTGCCGGAGGCCAGAGCCGGAAAAGAAAACGGCAAGCGCCGCAACCTGGCGCGCAGCAACACTCCTGTTCGCGGCATCACCTGGGAGCAGCTGGCAAAGGCAGTTTCCCTGCTCTCCCCGGAGGAAATCGACATTGCAGACGCGCTGCAAGGGTATCTGTCCGGCCCCATGAGCGAGCATGGCAACAAGGCCAGCATGGAGGTTTACAACTACAAGAAGTTCACCGAGGAACGCTACTGGCCGATCCGCTCTAACAGCCAGGACATTCGCAAGCAGGATGCAGCCGCCAGGAACAACGTTGTCACCAGCCCTGCAAACTACGGCATGACCAAGGCGACAAAGCCAAAGAGCGACACCAGTTTGCAACTGGGGAGCCTGTTCGACACGTTCTCCACCCACACAAGCCAGATGGCCACCTATTCCGCCTGGCTGGGCGTGACGGAGGATTTGAACCGTATTCGCAACTTTATGTTCCGCAACGAACAGGGCGAAAGAACCGGTGGTGTGCAGGAAATTCTCGACCGGGTACACGGCAGAGGCGGCAGCGAGTATTTACAGAAGCTCCTCTCCGATATTTCCATCGGCGTTAAGGGCCGCCACGCGGAAACCAACTACGGCGGCGCGCTGATTGGCAATTTTAAGGCGGCAGCTGTCGGTGCCAATCTGCGCGTGATCGCACAGCAGCCTACGTCGATCCTGCGTGCTATGGAGCTGATTAACCCCAAGTATCTGCTGGCCGGAAACCTGAAACCGTTTGCCGGTTGGAAAAAGGCCAGAAAGTATGCGCCCATTGCCCAGTGGAAAGACTGGGGCTACTTCGACATTCACACCGGACGGCAGATGAAAGACGTTCTCTTTGAAACGGATAGCCCGCTGGACAAAGCCCGCAACTTCACAATGGCAGGAGCGAGCCTGGCGGACAGCTACGCCTGGGGTGTTCTCTGGAATGCCTGCGAAATGGAGGCGCGCGCCGAACGCGCCGATCTGGCCGTTGGCAGCGCTGAATACTACCAGACGGTGGCGGAACGCTTCACGGAGATTATTGACCATTCCCAGGTGGTGGACGGCATCATGCAGCGTAGCCAGATCATGCGCAGCGACAATGAGCTTACCAAAATGGCCACGTCCTTTATGGCGGAGCCGACGAAGCAGTACAACGCGCTTATGAGTGCCGTCTACGACTTCCGCAACGCCCAGGGCAAGGAGGCAAAGAAAACCGCTGGAGGGCGGCTTGCAAGGGCTACATCGGTGCTTTTCGTGGCGGCTATGGTAAACGCTGCGGTGCAGAGCCTGGTTGACGCGCTGCGGGACGACGAAAAGGAACGGAGTTACTGGGAACGCTTCTTTGAGGCTTATACTGGCATTGGCGAGGACGGCTTCACGGCCCAGAGCCTGCTGGACGGCAATGTGCCAGCTGCGCTGAACCCCCTCTCCATGATCCCGTTTGCAAAGGACATCTTCTCCGCTATCAGCGGCTACGAGGTTACCCGTATGGACTTCGAGCTGATCTCCGACCTGACGGAAGCGGGCAAGAACCTGGTAAAGGCGCTGAACGGTAGCGGAAAAATGACCGCGCAGGCTGCGGCGGCCAACTTCGCTATGGTGGGGGCAAAGGTAATGGGTATCTCCGTCAGCAACTTCAAGCGCGACGCGCTGGCTGTTGCCAACGAGGTTATGGCAGCTACCGGCAGCTACGAGATGCGGTACCGGCTCCTGAAAGAAACCAGGAACTTTAACTACTCCTCCAACGTGACCGAGGTTATGAGCCTGCTGTATGAGGCCATGTGCAACGACGAGGAGGCCTACGAGCTTATCAAGCGGGATCTCATAGCAGACGATGCACTGAAAACGGAAACCACCAGCACGGCCCAGCGGATCAAGGACAACATGAAGCAGAAGTACAACAAGGCCGTCAAGGCCGGGGAGGTACCGACTGTATCCCAGAAGATCCTGGACGAACTGGGCATCACGACTTCCTACACCCCCAAAAAGGAGGAGAACAAGTTCAGCGAGGAGGATCTGACCGCCACCCAGTACGAGCGCTACAACGGCCAGCGGGCCAGCACCTACCGCGCCGTGGTTGACGAGATCTCCAGCTACCCCGGCTGGAGCGAGGTTGACGGCGAGATCAAAGACAAGGTGACCAACGCGGCCACCACCTACGCAAAAGAAACTGCCCTGGCAGCCAATAGCAGCGGGCGGTACGAGGTGGAAACGAAGTGGATCTACTGGGCCACCGGCGGCGAGAGCTACCAGGTGAACGAGGCCGAGGCGATCTTCTTCAAGGTTCTGTACGACAGTATCCCCGGCGACGAAAAGAACGGCAAGACCGTAAGCGGCAGCAAGAAAAAGAACGTTCTTGCGGCAGCGGAGGAGTATATGCCCTATCTTTCCGATACGGCGTTGGAGTACCTGGCTGCGTTCTACTGGACACCCAGCGACAGCGACCTGAAACAGCGCAAGGAAAACGACTGGAAGTAAAAAACGGAGGTTCGGGCAACAATTTTGCCCGAACCTCTTTTTAATCAAACAGCCGGAAACTCATGCCGTAGCCAGCGCAGAACTGTTCAACTACCTGGATATTGACGCCCGCTTTGTCGGTGTACTCCGCCGGATCGTATCCTCTTTCTGCAAGACCGTTTGCAGCAGAAGTAAAGACCCGTTTAAGCTGCTCCTTTGCCCGATAGCTACAATGTCGCTCTGTTCCTGCAAAATCCGAGAACAGCAGGCTCTCGTAGGCTACGATCATAACCGCATACAAAAGGCGGCTTTCGTCCTTGTAAAACGATATGGTTTGCGCCCTCTGCGCACGGTCGCCCGACAGACGATCCTCAAAGTACCTGGCGAGATCTACCTGCATGGACGTGTCCGAAAATGCGGCTGGCCCAATTAAATCCTCTGCTTTTCTGGAAAGCCTCTTTGCCTTTGCGCGGCGGGACGTTCTTGTATCCGGCCAGGCCAAGGCAGCGATCACTGCTATGGTGACCAAAAGGCCGATACCGTCAATATGCACCACAAATCACCCGCCCACGACGTTCTCGCGCACAAAACCAAGGCTGGAAATGTCATAGTCCACAGACTTCATTCTGTTTACGAATACATCATCCAGGAATGAAAGTGCGTCCAGCACAGCGACCCTTGCAAGGTCATTGTGCAGCTCCAATTCTCTGCCAACGGTATCTGCGCTGGAGAAGAAAAAGCCGTCGCCCTCACTCAATTTTTCGGCATCAATCGCACCACCGCCGATTACGGTCGAGGTTGTGGCTCCGGGCGCTGTGTAGTAGTAGCTGAAAAGGTGGATATTGCCGGTATCTGCAAGCGTGATAATCATCTGGATTTTTGCGCCGCTTTTGGTAAACTCTCGCATGAGGGTAACTTCACCAGCAATATTCCGGGCGGCGGCGTAAACCCCGCTGCCGTTGGCAGCAGAGGCGGAATAGGCCAGAATGCCATCTGTGTATAACGTGTGGTTATTCGCAATCCAACCAGCCAGGGCCTCGTATGCTTCCTCCTGACGAACACCCTCTGGAGATCGCAAAACGACTGTGTTTGTGGAGCCGTCCCAGGAAACAGTTAGTCCCAGAGCCTCGGAGATAGCGCGGACCGGCAGATAGTTGGTGCCATCAAAGATAAACGGCTCCACAGAATTACCCTGCACGTCGCGTAGATCCAGCTTCTCCCCGTCCAGCGTGACGGAGATATTGTTGTAGGTCAGCTCCTTTGTGACCTTGCCTGTGTAGGCAGAGGCCCCAACCACCATTGACATGACCAGCAGCATTGTGAGCGCACCAGCAAAGAATGACGGCAACTTTTTCATTTTTCGTTCCTCCTGTTGAAAATATGTGGGTGTTATGGGGTGAAACCGCCGGGCAGCCTTTGATATTCTTTGCAAGAAAGGCAGGTGATACCAATGGAGTGGAATATCGTTGTTGGGATCGTGTGTACCGTTCTGGGCGCGACGCTTTCCTACGTCGCGTTTTCACGAAACAAAACCAAGGACGACAAGAGCGAGGGGCAGCAAACCGGCGTTGTCCTGACGGAATTAGGCTATATCAAAGGCGGCATTGACGACCTGAAAGCCGAAAACCGGGAGCAGCGCAAGGTGAATACCGAAGTGTATTCCCGTCTGTCTGCTGTTGAGAGCAGCGCAAAGCAGGCACACCACCGCATTGATCGCCTGGAAACAGATGGCAGCCATGAGCATTGATAGGAGGCGACGGCGTGAAGAAAGTTACACACTTCCTGTTCATCACCACGCAGCTGGCGGCGCTGGCCTGGGTGTCGATCTCCTATCTGATCGCCCTTTATGCCACCGTGCGCCTGGGCCAGGTATTCCCCGTGGTGGAGCTGTCCGAACAGGCCATTGAAACCATTTTGGGCGTAAGTGTCCTGAAAGTGGTGGGTAACATCTTTGAGCATAACGACAGCGTAGTATTCGGCACCAGCAACGGGCCGGAGAAGAAACAAAAGAGAGATTATTGAGGAGGTACCGCTATGGAAATGTTGAAGCAGAAACTGTCCAGCCGTAAGCTGTGGGCGGCTATTGCCGGTCTGGTAATGGGCCTGTCTATGGTGTTCGGCCTGGATGAAACCACCGTAAGCACCGTGTCCGGCGCTGTGGTGTCCCTGGTGTCCGTCGTGACCTACATTCTGGCCGAGGGCCGCATTGACGCAGCTGCCGTAGGCGAGGCTGCGGGAAAGGTGCAGGACGCGATTGACGCTGTGACCGACAAGGAGGCGTAACCTATGGGCATTGTGACCGAGTATTTCACCCGGAACCCCTGCTACAAAAAGGGCCAGACGATCCAGGTTAAGGGCCTTATGCTGCACAGTATCGGCTGCCCGCAGCCGAACCCCCGCGTTTTCGTAAATCTCTGGAACAAGGAGAGCTACAACAACGCCTGCGTCCACGGCTTCATCGGCGAGAACGAAACCATTATTGCCCTGCCCTGCATGGAGCAGCCCGGCAAGGCTATGCGCGGCTGGCACGGCGGCGGCAAGAGCAACAACACGCACCTGGGCTTTGAAATGTGCGAGCCGTCCTGTATCAAGTACACCGGCGGCGCAAATT